ACTGGGGCGCTGGCCTTTCTGGTGAACCGGTACCGTGACAACGCCATTGAGTACAAAAAGCAGCGTGACGAGAAAGCGCAGGCGCTCAGTCTCGCGAATGCCACCATCAACGACATGCAGGTGCGCCAGCGAGACGTTGCGGCACTCGATGCGAAATATACTAAGGAGCTGGCAGATGCCCGGGAAAACATTAATCAGCTTGAGCGTGATGTTGCTGCTGGGCGTAAGCGGCTGCAAATCTCCGCCAGATGTCCCGCGAACGGAGCGGCCAGCGCCACCGGCATGGATGATGGCACCGCCCCCGGACTTACTGACGCCGCTGAACGGAATTATTTCACCCTCAGAAAGCGAATCGAAACCGTCACAAAACAACTGACGGGCCTGCAAGTATATGTGCGTGAGCAGTGCCTGAGGTGATTACGCCGATATTATTTATTCTCCTGTCGCTATGACTCTTGCGACCACCGGAGAAAGTTCACTGACTGCGCGCCAATGAAGAACTGGCACGGCTAATGCTCGCTGACGGGTATAGGAACCGGGCGCGCACCATGGCTAACGCGTCGATACCCTCTGCGCTGCACAAGGCGATTTCTGAGGCGCTCGGGCAAGCAAAATAAAGGGGAATTTCTTCCCCGGAGCAATGTCAATCAGAGTGTGATTTCACATGCTTTAACAAAGCTATCTACCGCAGCAGTTGAACCGGATACATTTCCAGAAAACGAGCTTTGATTACCACCATCTTTTGTTTGTAAACCAACCAGTACTTTGGATTTAGCACTCTGAATTTGTTTAAGTAGCGGGGTAATATTTTCTGAATCATCAGATTTTGCCTGGACAGCCTGCGCATTTCGTCTCGAAAGGCTAGCATCTAATTTTATTGCTGAATTTCCATCAATTTTAATAATCAGATCAGCTGGAATTTCGGCTGAAAAATCAGATGATTTATCTTCCTCTACGTATGCAACAGATAACTTCCCCTTAGAGCAATCGAAAATAATCGCACTACTGGATGATGTCAGTGTACCGATCATCATTGCCTTTTTGCCACCAGAAAACAGGTCGTCCTCGGTATCGGTAAGCCACTGCGCATGAGCTAGTGGAGAGAAAAACGCAGCTAACAGAGTGATTTTAATTATGTTGCTTTTAATCATGACATCCTCCTTGTGTTTAATGGGATTAATCATAACTGTTGCTCATAACATCAGCTATAAGAAAAAATGGGTCCTTCCTGGACCTCTTGTAAGGCACGGGCGTTGCGCGCCTCGTACGCGCATAAAAGAGAGTCTTTCAGTCGTGAACCCGGGGAATGAATATGAAAGAGCCGCGCATCTATGGCAGTCGCTGGGATAAAGCCAGGCTGTCTTTCCTGAAGTCTCACCCGCTGTGTGTGATGTGCCACAGACAGGGCAGGGCAGCGCCTGCAACGGTTGTTGATCATATTAAACCACACAGGCTTAAAGAAGCGCTGAACGGCGGCAGCCAGGAAGCAGTAGCGAAAGCGCAAAAGCTCTTCTGGGATAAAGGCAACTGGCAACCCCTCTGCAAGCAGCATCACGACTCCACCAAGCAGCGGGAAGAAAAGCGCGGACACGTTATTGGCTGTGATGAGAACGGCCTGCCACTTGACCCGGGGTCACACTGGCGCCGTTGAGCCAACAGGGGAGGGAGGGTAAAAAGTTCAGGGAACACGCTGTTCCTGACCGCCAGCCCCCGTTTTTTTGCACAACCGCGAAATGAAAAGTTTTTTCCGGGAGGTTCCGATGGCAGGACGACGCCCGAAACCGACCCACCTCAAAGTGGTAACCGGCAATCCGGGCAAACGAAAACTCAACGATAAAGAACCCAATCCAGCAAAAGAAATCCCAAGTCCACCTGCCCATCTAACCGACTGGGGCAAAGTTGCATGGGGTCGGCTTACTGTGCTGCTGGATGGAATGGGGGTGCTTACCGTTGCGGATACTCTGGCGCTTGAGCGCCTTTGTGATATCTACGCCGATATTCTCCAGTTACGAAACACCATTACTGATGAAGGCCGAACTTATACCGTTCAGACAGATGGCGGGTTTCTGATCAAGGCAAACCCGGCGGTTGCCATGCTGGCCGATGCCGATCGTCGTTTCAAAAGCTATCTGGTTGAATTCGGTCTCACCCCGGCAGCACGGTCAAAGGTAAATGTGAATGGTGGAAAAGAAAAAGAAGACCCGCTCAATCAGTTCTTCGGCTGATCCCGCCACGCAATATGCAATGGACGTAACTTCGGGGAAGGTGCTTGCAGGGCCGGATATTCGAAACGCCTGCGCCCGCCACCTTCGCGATATGGAAAAAGGTCCGGCTCGTGGCCTATTCTGGGATGTGGAAGCAGTAAACCGGGTGATTAACTTCTTTGCCCAGGTGCTGAAGCTGAACGGCGGCGAGCACGAAGGGCAGCCATTTATTCTTCTTCCCTGGCAGTGCTTCATTGTTGGTTCGCTTTTTGGCTGGAAAAGCGCCGACGGCACCCGCCGTTTTCGCATGAGTTACATCGAATCCGGTAAGGGCTCCGGGAAGTCGCCGCTGGCGGGCGGCGTGGGGCTGTATCTGCTGATGGCAGATAAAGAACCCCGCGCCGAAGTTTATGCAGCGGCCACCAAGAAAGACCAGGCGATGATCCTCTTCCGCGATGCGGTGACGATGGTGGATCAGTCTCCGGCTCTGGCGCAGCGTATCACCAAATCCGGCACCGGCCTGAATGTATGGAACCTGGCATTTCTGCAGACAGGTTCTTTTTTTAAACCCATCAGCTCTGACGATGGTCAGTCCGGTCCGCGTCCGCACGGCGCGCTGATTGATGAGGTTCACGAACACAAAACAAACGCCGTCGTTGAGATGATGCGCGCCGGAACCAAAGGCCGTCGGCAGGCGCTGATGTTCCTCATCACCAACAGCGGACACGATAAAACCAGCGTTTGCTTTGAGTATCACGAATATGGTCGCAAGGTTGCCGCTGGCGACCTTGAGGACGACAGCTTTTTCAGCTTCATCTGCTCGCTGGATGAGGGGGACGATCCGTTTAAAGATGAGTCCTGCTGGGGCAAAGCTAACCCGTCGCTGGGCCATACCTTTACCGAGAAATATTTGCGTGAGCAGGTTACTCAGGCGAGGGGAATGCCCTCGAAAGAAAGCATTGTTCGTCGCCTTAACTTTTGTCAGTGGGTGGAATCTGCGGATCCGTGGGTGGACAGCAACACATGGATGAGCTGTGAGCAGGATTTCGACCCTGAAGACCTGGCAGGTGAAGAGTGTTATGGCGGCCTCGATCTTTCCGGTTCCCGCGACCTTACATCCCTGGCACTTTACTTTCCAAAGCAGAAGAGGCTTCTGGTCGAATTCTGGACACCAAAAGACACCCTGCTGGAACGTGCCAAGACTGACCATGTGCCGTATGACGCCTGGTTACGTAACGGCTATATCCACGCGCCGCCAGGAAAGGCAGTTAATTATGGCTTTGTTGCTTCCCGTATCGGTGAGCTGGCAGCGAAGTACAACATAAAATGCATCGCCTTCGACCAGTACCGCATTAAGTACCTTGAACCCGAGCTTGAAAACGAATCGGTGAGCGTTGAGCTGATACCGCACGGGCAGGGTTTCTATAAGGCGCAGGAATCAGGACTGTGGATGCCGCGCTCTATCGAGCTTTTTGAAGAGCACCTTAACAGCGGTGAACTGATTATCCGCACTAACCCCTGTCTGCGCTGGAATGCCGCTTCGGCAGTACTTGAAGCCGATCAGAAAGACAACCGCATCTTTGCCAAGAAGAAAAGTACCGGCCGCATCGATGGCGTGGTGGCGTCTGCCATGGCTATTGGCGCCGCTGAAGATGCGGTCCTGGAAGAGAGCGGCGATCCCGATGATTTTTTTGATGACCCGATCATGGTAGGTATCTGATGAAGGAAAAAAAACGGCCGGGCCGCATCAAAAGCGCGATTATTAACTGGCTTGGCGAATCGATTGGACTGAATGACGCGGCTTTCTGGCAGGAGTGGTACGGCACCAGTAGCAGCGGCAAGGTTGTGACAGCAGAAAAAGCGCTTGCGCTGGCCTCTGTCTGGGCCTGTGTTCGCCTGCTGAGTGAGTCTGTTTCAACCCTGCCAATGAAGGTATACGAACGGGCGGCTGATGGTTCACGCAAACTGGCGATTAATCACCAGGCCTATCAGGTGCTGTGCCGCCGTCCGAACAGTGAAATGACCCCGTCGAGATTTATGCTGATGGTGGTCGCCAGTATCTGTCTGCGGGGCAATGCCTACGTTGAGAAAAAGATGATCGGTACCAAGCTGGTTTCGCTTGTACCACTTCTCCCTCAAAGCATGAAAGTGGAACGGCTGGACAGCGGTGAGCTTCAGTATACCTACACAGAGAAGGGGGTGCCGCGCATTATCCCGCTTAAAAACATGATGCACATCCGGGGATTTGGGCTGGATGGCGTCTGCGGAATGATGCCGATGCGCACCGGGCGTGATGTGTTCGGCGCGGCGATGGCAGTCGAGGAATCCGCAGCCAAAATTTTTGAAAACGGCATTCAGACATCTGGTTTCTTTCTGTCAAAAAATCTGCTGACTAAAGAGCAGCGGCAGAAAAACCGTGAGAACCTTAACCGGTTCGTTGGATCCAAAAACGCTGGCAAGGTAATGGTACTTGAAGGGGATATGTCCTATCAGGGTATCACCCTTAATCCTGAAGATGCCCAGATGCTGGAATCGCGTTCGTTCAGCATTGAGGAAATCTGCCGATGGTTCCGGGTGCCGCCGTTTATGGTGGGGCACACGACGAAGCAGAGCAGCTGGGCGTCGAGTGTCGAAGGTATGAACCTGTTATTCCTGACCAATACGCTGCGTCCGCTCCTGGTTAACATTGAGCAGGAAATCTCGCGTTGCCTCCTTAATGGCGACGATGATTTATTTGCTGAGTTCTCTGTAGAAGGTCTCCTGCGCGCTGACAGCGCCGGGCGTTCTGCCTACTACACCACCGCCCTGCAGAACGGATGGATGTCCCGTAATGATGTCCGCAGGCTTGAGAATCTTCCGCCAATTGATGGTGGAGACATCTATACCGTTCAGCTGAACCTCACCCCTCTCGATCAGCTTGGGAAGGAAAGTGGAAGTAACGGCGAAAAGGTGAGGGCAGCGCTGGAAGGATGGTTATTCCCGGAGCGTCAAACTCAGCCTTACACCTCAACCGACGCGCAGGCGTCGCAAACCTCCGAAACGCAGGACTAAAACCAATGACTCTGAAAAGCCTTCCGCAAGCGCCGGAGGGGCGGCCTTTTGCGCGCGAAAATCGCGACCTGCCGTCTTCTGCCATGGAGCGCTGGAACGGCGGCATTAAAGCCGCAAAGTCTGATGAAAACAGTATTTCTGTCTTCGATGTGATCGGTGCCGACTGGTACGGCGAAGGCGTTACAGCCAGCCGTATCGCCGGGGCACTGCGTGCAATTGGTGGCGCAGACGTGACAGTAAACATCAACTCGCCTGGCGGCGACATGTTTGAAGGCCTGGCGATCTATAACCTGCTGCGGGAGTACGAAGGCAAAGTGACCGTGAAGGTGCTGGGTCTGGCGGCGTCAGCAGCCTCCATTATCGCAATGGCGGGCGATGAGGTTCAGATCGGGCGCGGTGCGTTTCTGATGATTCACAACTGCTGGGTTTATGCGATGGGTAACCGTCATGACCTTGCGCAGATCGCCGCTGACATGGAGCCGTTTGATAAGGCCATGAACGATATCTACGGTGCACGCACCGGCCTGGATGCCACGATTATCGACGCGATGATGGATGCAGAAACGTATATCGGCGGCAGCGAGGCGGTTGAAAAGGGGTTCGCCGATCGCCTGCTGTCTGCTGATGAGATTGCTGATGATGACGAGAGCCCTTCGGCTGCATTACGCAAGCTTGATGCGCTGCTGGCGAAAGCCAATACCCCCCGGTCAGAGCGCCGGAAATTAATCAAAGCATTAACAGGTAACACGCCAGGCGCTGTTACCGATCCCGATGGTATGCCGCGCGCTACCCAACCCAACCCTGAAATTTTAGCTGAGCTGGATGTCGCATTAAGCGGCCTGGCGAACGCATGCCAGTAACGGAGAACGTATGTCTGACGTAAACGATATTCTGAAAAAAGTAACCGCCTCTATTGAAGAGGCGACCGGCAAATTTAACGCCAAGGCGGAAGAAGCGCTGACCGAGGCGAAGAAGAACGGCAAGCTGTCAGCGGAAACCAAAGAAACCGTGGACAAAATGGCGGTGGAGTTTAACGCGCTGAAAGAAGCGGAAAAGACCCTCAAAGCCGCCCTGGGCGAACTGGAGCAGCACGTAGCGCAGATGCCGTTGGCAAATGCGACAAAGGTTATCGAAACTGTAGGGCACCAGGTGATTTCTGCAGAAGCTATTAAAGTACTCTCGTCCAGTATTGAGGGTAACAAGCGCATTTCAGTCCCGGTAAAAGCCGCACTGATTTCCGGTGACGTACCAGATGGCATTGTTGAACCTCAGCGCCTGCCCGGTATTGATACTGCGCCGAAACAGCGTCTGTTTATTCGTGATCTGATCGCTCCTGGCCGTACTGGCTCACCGGCAATTTTCTGGGTTCAGCAAACCGGATTCACCAATGCGGCAAAAGTGGTCCCGGAAAATACTGCCAAGCCGTACAGCAACATTGAGTTCACCCCTAAAATCACCCCGGTCACTACCGTCGCGCATATGTTCAAGGCATCCAAGCAGATCCTGGATGATTTTGCACAACTGGAGTCGATGATTGATGCTGAAATGCGCTATGGACTGAAGTATGTCGAAGAACAGGAGATCCTGTTCGGGGACGGAACCGGCGCCCACCTGCACGGGATTGTTCCGCAGGCAACTGCCTTTGCTGCCGCGTTTGAAGTCGAGCAGCAGAATGGCATCGATGACCTTCGTCTCGCCATGCTTCAGGCGCAGCTGGCGCGCTTCCCGGCGTCCGGTCACGTACTGCACTTTATCGACTGGGCGAAGATTGAACTCACCAAAGATACGCTGGGCCGCTATATCCTGGCAAACCCGGCGGCGCTGACCGGGCCCACTCTGTGGGGGCTGCCAGTGGTGGCGACCGAAGCACAGGCATTCCAGGGCAAGTTCCTGACCGGTGCTTTTAACGCGGCGGCGCAGCTTTTTGACCGCGAAGATGCCAACGTGGTGATCTCCACTGAGAACGGTGACGACTTCGAGAAGAACATGATCTCGATCCGTTGCGAGGAGCGACTGGCGCTGGCGGTGAAACGTCCTGAGGCGTTCATCTATGGTAGCTTCACTGCGCCTGCTGGTGGCGCATAACCCATAACAGCGGCCTCCGGGCCGCTTTTTGTCGGGAGAGTGTTATGAAACTGACCGTTATCCGTCCCATTTATGTGGGAGGAAAGGTGCTGTTGGAAGGGGATGTGTTTGAAACCCTGGAGCAGCATGGCCGTGAACTGGTGCAAAAAGGTTATGCGTTGACTGTTGCGTTCGACGATGCTGAAGAGCAGCAAGAGCAGCAAGAGCAGCAAGAGCAGCAAGAGCAGCAAGAGCAGCAAGAGCAGCCGAAAAAAAATAACAAACCCAAGCCTCAAGTTAAGTAAGGTGAAGCCATGCTGCTGACTCTGGATGAAATCAAAAGGCAGTGCCGCCTGGAGAATGACTTTAAGGAAGAAGACGAACTACTGGAACTGCTGGCGCTTGCAGCAGAAGCAAAGGCAACCACCTACCTCAACCGGAATCTTTATAAGACCAATGAAGAAATTCCTGCTCTTGATGAGGATGGCATGGTCATAACTGAAGATATCCGCCTGGGATTGCTGATGCTTGTCAGCCACTGGTACGAAAACCGCAGCTCTGTATCTGAAACTGAAAAATCAGAAACACCAATGGCTTTTGAATTTCTGCTGAAGTCACGCCGGCTTCCCGTTTCCGGGTTCTGATTATGAAACTACGTTCAACGCGTACAAGTGCCGTTTATATCCTTCCCGATCCCGGGGAACTTAACAGGCGAATAAAACTGCGTTTAAGGGAGGACATGCCGGGCGGCGATTATGGCAGCGAGCCTGTTTACCGGGTAAACAGAGACGCATGGGCAAAGATTGATCAAGTCGGCGCAACCACGTTACGTGAATCCGTGCAGGTGGACAATATCGTCACTCACAACATTACGATCAGATACCGCCGGGAGATAACTTCTGATTATGAAGTGGTGGATGATCTTGGCATCGTTTATCGCGTGAAACGTCAACGGGATTTGAATAATGAACGGCGCTTTTTGTTGCTTGAGTGCGAAGAGCTTGGCGTTTATTCGGACAGTGGAGGGGGAAATGACACAACCATCTTTACACGTTGATTTTCTTCAGACTAACGGACTCGAATTCAACAGGTCCCGGGTCCGCAGGGCGTTTGTACGTATAGGCCAGGTTCATATGCGGGATGCACGCAGACTGGTCATGAAGCGAGGACGGTCGGAGCCAGGTGATAACCCTCGTTACCGCTCGGGCCGGTTAGCGCGGTCAATTGGTTATATGGTGCCTAAAGCGTCCAGCAAGCGGCCGGGTTTTATGACGCGCATTGCGCCTAACCAAAAGAACGGCCAGGGAAACAGAATGATTGAAGGGGATTTCTACCCGGCCTTTCTGTTCTTTGGTGTTCGTAAAGGCGCTAAACGCGAGCGAAGCCACCGGCGTGGCGGCAGTGGGGGCAATGGCTGGCGTATTGCACCCCGTAATAACTTTATGATTCAGGCGCTCAATAAGAACCGTGACTGGACCCGATATTATTTGTTGCGTGAGTTAAGACAATCAGTTCGCCCGGTAAGGCAAAGAACATGAAGCTAACCCCGATTATCGCCGCACTCCGTGCCCGGGTACCTTATTTCGCAAACAGGGTAGCCGGCGCGGCGCAGTTTAAAAACCTTCCTGAGGTAGGCAAACTGGCGCTGCCTGCGGCCTACGTTGTCCCGGGTGATGACTCCCCGGCGGAACAGAAAAGCCTGACGGATTACTGGCAGGATATACGAGAAAGCTTTTCAGTCATTGTCATGGTAAGCAATTCCCGTGACGAGCGCGGACAGTTTGCCTCATATGACGTCGTTCATGATGTTCGCCAGATGCTATTTAAAGCATTGCTTGGCTGGAATCCTGAGCCTGACGGCAATCCCATAATTTATGATGGTGGGACGTTACTGGATCTAAACCGCCATGAACTTATTTATCAGTTCGATTTTATCGTGACAAAAGAACTCAGCGAGGATGATACGCGGCAACAGGATGAGCTGAACGCTCTTGATGAATTCAAAACACTTTCATTCGACGTCGATTTCATTAAGCACGGTAACGGGCCTGATGGAAATATCGAGCATCACACCGAAATAACCCTCAACCCCTGAGAGGACCCATGTTTGTAAAACCCAAAAAAGGGCGGTCAGTCCATGACCCCGCCCGCGGCGACCTGCTGCCCGCGTCCGGGCGAAACGTCGAAGAAGATCAGTACTGGTACCGTCGGGAACTGGACGGGGATATTGAAATTGTTCCGCCGGCAGAAGCGGCTGAACCGGTAAAACAGGTGGATAAAAAATGACGGTCTCAATGAATACCATCCCGTCCGATCTGCGCGTCCCGTTGTTCTATGCTGAGATGGACAACAGCGCGGCCAACACCGCGCAGACCAGTGCGCCGAGCCTGCTTATCGGGCATGCTAATACCGGTGCGCAAATCGTAACAAACCAGCTTGTGTTTATGCCATCGGCAGATTACGCCGTCCGCATGGCCGGAGCTGGCAGCCAGCTGGCTCGGATGGTGGACGCCTACCGCAAAACCGATCCGTTCGGTGAGTTGTGGGTCATTGCGGTACCGGAACCAGCCGCAGGCACTGCAGCAACGTTTACCCTGACGGTTACCGGCTCCGCCCTGGCCGCTGGCGTTATTACTCTCTATATCGGTAATCGTCGTATTCAGGCAGCAGTAAGCGCTGGTGATACCGTGGCGGCGATCGCGACATCTGTCGCCAGCGCCATCACCGCCGACGGCCTTACGCCGTTTAACGCGGCTGCGGCGGCTGGCGTGGTTACGTTAACCGCGCGCCACAAAGGCACCTGGGCCAACGATGCGCCGATTACGCTGAACTATTACGGTTTCAGTGGTGGTGAAGTTCTGCCGTCAGGCGTGAATGTGGCGATCGCGACCGGATCCGCGGGCACCGGCGCGCCAGTGTTAACAGGCACCATTGCGGCAATGGGCGATGAATCATTCGACTATATCGGTCATCCGTTTAACGATACCGCGTCGATTAACGCCATCAGCCAGGAAATGAACGACACGAGCGGGCGCTGGAGCTGGCTACGCCAGATTTACGGGCACGTTTATACAGCGAAGATCGCAACCGTAAGCGACCTGATTACTGTCGGTGACATGTTCAACGATCCGCACTTAACCCTGGCGGGTTACGAAAAAGCCGTACAGTGCTGTGCCGATGAGCTGGCCGCCAGCCGCACAGCGCGTGCTGCAGTATTCCTGCGTATCGATCCGGCCCGGCCAACCCAGACCGGCGAACTGGTCGGTATGCTTCCACCACCTAACGGCAAACGTTTCATCAAAACTGAGCAGCAATCTCTGTTAACGCACGGCATCGCCACGGCGTATACCGAGGGTGGCGTGCTGCGCATACAGCGTGATATCACCACGTACAAGAAAAACGCTTATGGCGTGGCGGATAACAGCTATCTGGACAGCGAAACGCTGCATACCAGCGCGTATGTGCTGCGCCGCCTGAAGACGGTCATCACGAGCAAGTATGGCCGCCATAAGCTCGCGAACGACGGCACCCGCTTCGGGCCCGGTCAGGCGATCGTGACACCGGCGGTGATTAAAGGCGAACTGCTGGCAACCTACCGCCAGATGGAACGTGAAGGTATTGTTGAGAACTACGACCTGTTCAAGAAATACCTGATCGTTGAGCGCGACGCCAATAATCCAACCCGCATCAACGTGCTTTATCCGCCTGATTACGTTAATCAGCTGCGTGTGTTTGCACTCCTCAATCAGTTCCGTCTCCAGTATCCGGAGGAAGCATAATGGCCAGAATTGCTGGTACCTGTTATTTCAAAATCGACGGTCAGCAGCTATCGCTGACTGGCGGGATTGAGGTGCCGATGAACACCGTCGTTAATGACGACATCATTGGTATGGAGGGTTCAGTTGACCGTAAAGAGACCCATCGCGCCCCTTACGTCAAAGGCACGTTTAAAGTGCCGAAGGATTTTCCGGTTAATAAAATAACCACTTCAGATCAGATGACCATCACAGCCGAGCTGGCGAATGGTCAGGTCTATGTACTGTCTTCCTCCTGGCTGCACGGCGAAGCGAACCACAACGCTGAAGAAGGTACGGCAGAACTTGAGTTCCACGGTGAAGAAGGAGACTACCAGTGATGGAATTGCAGTTAACCAAACCTATTACCGCTCATGGTGAGACCGTTCACGTTCTGGAGCTTTCAGAGCCGACGGGCAAAGACGTCCGTGAGCTGGGTTATCCCTATCAGATGAACCATGACGAGTCGATTAAGCTGCTGTCCGGTGTTGTCTCGAAATACATTGTACGCCTTGCGAACGTACCGCAAAGCTCAGTGGATCAGATGTCCCCTGCAGATCTTAATATCGCCGCTTGGATGGTGGCAGGTTTTTTCCTCCAGGCCTGACGGCTGATTACCTCACTGATCGCTTCTTCGATTGCGCCAGCTACTGGCGCATCAATCCCTTTGAAATGCTGAGCATGCCAATCAGTGAAATCCCGTTGCTGGTCAGTCAGGCAAACCGAATAGAACAGGAGAAGCGCCACAATGGCTAATTTTGAACTTAAGGCGCTAATCACTGGCGTTGATCGCCTATCTCCAACTCTTTCGCGTATGCAGCGCAATATTCGGCAGCTTCGTCGCGTAACTGAGCGTGAGTCTGAAGGTGCTTTAGGTCTTGCAGCGGGGTTGACCGCGGGCCTTGCGATTACCGGTCGTGCTTATGCACAGCAGGAAGATGCCGCCATGGGGCTAAAGGTCGCAATGACTGAGGCCAACGGTCAGGTTGGTGACAGCTTTGAAAAGATCAATAAGCTTGCGATTGGCCTAGGTAACCAATTGCCTGGTACAACTGCCGATTTTCAGAACATGATGCAGATGCTGGTTCGTCAGGGTATACCTGCTGAGAACATTCTCGGCGGGGTAGGTAAGGCATCGGCATACCTCGCTGTTCAATTGAAGAAAACGCCGGAGGCAGCGGCAGAGTTCGCAGCCAAAATGCAAGATGCGACCGGCACTGCCGCGAAAGACATGATGGGATTATTCGACACGATCCAGAAGGCATTTTATCTGGGCGTGGACGACACAAACATGCTGTCGTTCTTTACCAAAACCAGCTCAGTCCTGAAGATGATTAACAAAGACGGCCTTGCCGCAGCGCGAAGTCTTGTTCCTATCGGGATTATGATGGACCAGATGGGTATGCCGGGAGAATCTGCAGGTAATGCTCTGCGTAAGGTAATTCAGGGGGGGCTGGATTTGAAGAAAGTGGCAGCCGCGAATAAATTGATGAGCAGAAAGGGAATCAGGTTAAATTTCACAGATGGAAAAGGTTCGTTTGGTGGGCTTGATAACCTGTTTAAGCAACTTTCCAAGCTAAAGAGTTTAACTGATGTGCAGCGAACAAGGATTCTAAAAGATATTTTTGGTGACGACTCCGAAACTCTCCAAGTGTTGAATGCTCTTATTGATAAAGGTAAAAGCGGATATGATGAAATTCAACAAAAAATGAATAAACAGGCTAGCTTGGATAAGCGTGTTGAGATGCAGTTAAGTACGCTTACCAATCTCTGGGATGCCATGACCGGCACAGCTACCAATGGTCTAGCAGCCATTGGTGGCGCGTTCTCAGGGGACATTAAAAATTTAACGTCATGGCTTGGAGATCTGGGTGAGAAATTCACTGTTTTCGCTGAGGCAAATCCAAGACTAATTCGCAGTGCTGTTGGCCTTGCTGCAGGTCTGGCACTTGTAAAGTTAGGTTTTTTGGGGGTTGGGACTGCGTTAGGGATTGTTAGCAGATTATTAGCAATGTCCCCTTTAGGATTGGTTCTTACCGCAATAGGCTTGGCGGCTGGTCTCATTATTTCCAACTGGAAAGAATTTGCTCCTTTCTTCAAATCGCTTTGGGATACAGTAGGCCCATACTTTGAAAGTGGCTGGGCGATTATGAAGAAGGCATTTGACTGGTCTCCTCTTGGTCTTGTGATTAATAATTGGGGGCCGATTGTCCAGTGGTTCCAAGACATGTGGGCAAAATTAAAGCCTATTATTGAATGGTTCACTGACGGATCTTCTGAAACCGTTAACGCCATGAATGCCGCGCAGTGGGGGACTGGTGGGTATGGTGCCTATGGTACCGGGGTGCCGAGTCCTGGCTATAACCAGTACCAGATCAAACAAGCAGGTTCGGAAAAACCAGAGGGAAGAATTACTGTTGAGTTTAAGGGCGCGCCAGCAGGCATGCGGGTTACAGATAGTCGATCAAACGGTATAGATATTAACCATGATGTTGGATACACAAGTATTGGTCGGTTCGGGATGGGTGGTTGATTTTATTTGGTAGTAACATTTTGACATACAGTGTTAATATCTAATCCCTGTTTCTAATGGGTTTTAGAATATGTCATATATTGATTCTAATTTAATCGGCAATGAGCAAGTTATTTATCGTGGCAATGTTACTTTATGGGCTTGGTTTCCATGGGTTTTTTGGGGAGTCCTCCTTGGGATACCGACCTTATTAGGTTTTTTATTGATACCTCTCGGCTACTTCATTTTACGTTCTAATGAGGCAGCAATAACAAATAAACGGCTGATCGCCAAATCGGGTTTGATTAAGCGTGATACAGTTGAAATACCAATAAAAAAATTGTCCAGCTTGCAAGTTAGACAAGGAATTTTAGGGCGATTACTTGGCTATGGCACCTTGGTTATAAGTGATGCCGGAACAGCTCATGCGCCAATCCGTTACATTAAAGATCCCATGCGATTTCGACAGCGTTTTTTCGAGCTCCAGGAAGAAGCCGAAACAAAGTAAAGAAATTACAATCTCATTAACCCGCCTCGGCGGGTTTTTTTATATCTGGAGTTTATATGGCGTGGAAAGACAGGTTACAGGACGCCTCATTCCGCGGCGTGCCTTTCAAAGTTGAAGATGAAGGGTCCCCTGTGGGCCGTCGAGTTGAAACCCATGAGTATCCCAATCGCGATAAACCTTACACGGAAGATCTCGGAAAGGTAACCACTCGCCCGTCATTTTCAGCATATGTTGTCGGTGATGACTGTTACGACCAGCGCGATCGCCTCATCGAGGCGCTGAACAAACCCGGACCCGGTACGCTTATCCATCCTACATACGGAGAAATGAGCGTTTGTGTTGACGGGGAAATCCGCGTCAGCAGCACGAAAACTGAAGGAAGAATGGTTCGCTTTGAACTTAAGTTTGTCGAGGCGGGTGAGCTTTCATTTCCCACATCGGGTGCAGCGACTGCACAGATCCTGACTTCATCATGTTCGGCCCTGGATGATTGCATCACCGACGGGTTCGAAGCGTTTGGCATGGATGGCATGCCAGATTTTATTCAGGGCGGCGTGGTTGAGCGGGCCAGCGGCATGCTGGGCTATGTTTCTGATGCTATGAAAATGGTGGACAGCTCTGTTTCTGACGCCGCCAGGCTGTTGCAGGGCGATATCTCCGTTCTTCTTCCTCCGCCATCATCCGGTAAAGGTTTTATCGATGCTCTTCAGAAAATGTGGCGTACCGGGAACAGGCTGTTCGGCAACACTGGCGACATCATCAGGATGATTAAAACCCTTTCTGGCATCAGCGTGGGGAAGGACCTTGCGCCTCGCGGCGTATGGAAAACAGAAAGCCAGAGCACGAAGTGGCAGACAGAACAAGGCAATATCGTTGCCGGCGCGATACGTACCACAGCACTGAGTGAAGCGGTCTACGCGGTATCGACCTTACCCACACCAGCGTTTGCTTCCCTTGCAGGACTTACCGGGCAAAGCCCGACCGTGGTGGCGAACGTGTCCCACCCGGCACTGATCAATACCGCTGCAAATACACCTAAACCAGATACGCCTTCCTGGGATGAGCTCACGGAAGTACGCGACACGTTGAATGTGGCAATAGAGCGCGAGATGAGCCGGACCAATGATGACCGTGTTTTCGTTGCGCTCCGTCGTCTGAAAGCGGATCTGAATGCAGATTTAACCCAGCGACTGCGGCAGGCTGACAAAACAATATCTGTTTTTCCTGTTGGTACAGAGCCTGCACTGGTGATGGCAGCACGCGTTTATGACGACGCCAGCCGGGCAGATGAAATCGTTCAGCGAAATCGCATTGCACATCCGGGCTTTATTCCCCTGCAACCCCTGAAAATATCCACGCGGCAACTGGCGTGGAGGGTAGATCCTCACGTTGAAACCGAAATAACGACCACAACCAGCGACTGGTTGCGATGGTCGACAGCTGTAGAGCAAGCCTGTTCATTAGGATTTTAGGAGTTTATATGTCTCAATTCAGCGTTGGTGATTCCGCTGTTAATCGCCTCACTGCGGCAACTGATTCTTTTGAAAAGGTGCTTACTGAACCTGAAGGCGTACTGGTGCAGATGCCTATAGGGCCGCCGCAACCCAGTCTGGCGGAGCGCCTGAAAAGGGCAGTAGATGCCGTAACACTTGAACCTGCAGAGTCCGCCGCGCAGGCCGCGATCTCTGCACAAAAAGCCGCGCTGGCTGAAGAACAGGCAAGGCAAAGCGCAGCAGAGGCGGCTGGCTCAGCAGCAGCCACGGGTTATGTGGCGCCGCCGTTCCCTGATGTATGGGCACCACTCAGTGACGATTTAAAAATGATTGCCGGGTATCCGGTAAACACGAAGCTGATTTCATTCGGCCGCGCATCGACTGCAACGTATATCGATAAATCAGGCGCGTTACAGACAGCAGCGATTAATGAACCCCGGTTTGAAAAAGAGGGCTTACTGATTGAGGGCCAGAGCACAAATTATTTTCGTTACTCCAGTGATCCCTCCCAATGGAAAAATACCGGAAGCACAGCATCTGCTTTGAATGTTTCAGTAATAAACGACGGGAATACTAAAGCGCCGACCGGGATGTTTACCCTGACTGCTGATAGTAGTGTGCTGACCCTCATAGGGCATACTGGCACGCCTATTCAGGTCGCGGTTGGGGATGTTGTTTCTGCCTCCTGTCGGGTCAAAATTCCATCCACCTGCCGGGTACGTGTGCGTTACGGTAATTCTCAGGGATATGTAACAGGCATATATTACGATTCTGTCGGAAACAGAATTGGAACGGAAGAAAAGACAATAAACAACTCTGTTGTGTTGGGCAGCGATGGATATCTCACGATAAAATCGTCCTACATTGTTGAATCTGCGGATGCCAATTTCTTCGTTTCATTCCTCGTTTATGATGCGAACAACGTAAATAATAATATCGCAGCCGGGGCAGTTTTCTATTTGCAAATGCCTCAGTCGGAGTTATGCGCACAATGTACCTCATTTATCCCCACATCGGCGTCGGTCACAACCCGCGCTGCTGACGATTGCTTCGCGCAACGCTCCGGCAATGACAACTATTTTGGCCCGGTAACTATTGCGGCTGAGGTTCACTGTAACGGTCAGACCGCAACGGACGGCGTCACATCAAGCCGTCGTGGCATTCTTGCCGCATATCCAACTACCACTGAATTCATCGTTATGATGGTAGACAGCACGACGGCAACCCTGGGTAAATATGCATTCGCATATGGCAGCGCAACGTTTAATTACTCAGGCAACCGAATTGATGACGGCCAGATTCATACGGTTTGTTCCCGGTCCACGACTTCCCAGAATCAGAGTTGTGTGGATGGAACGCAACTGACCAGCCCGACATCTGTATCCCGGCCAACACCCGGGACAACTTCCTCAGTCAATCAACTCTTTTATATCGGACGCGGAGCCGGTGCTACGGCCTCCGGGTCACGCATGCTTAACGGTCATATACGCAATTTGCGTATCTGGCACAGGGCGTTATCTGACATCCAAATGAAGGGCATCCGATGAAAGACATTTATCTTCGCTTCAGCAATGAAGCTGAAATGCGTGAGCAATTAATTAAATCGGGGTTTGGTGAAAACGAAGGCGAGTTTTTTCTTTCTGGTGTTTGTCTTGACGTCGTTGGCGTTATTTATTCTCAGCAGAATAACGATGCTGATAATCCTGAGTATATTGCTCAGCCAGGCTGGCATGTGAATATTCGCATTATCGAAAGTGATATCTCTCTTGATGAATTAATCCCCTTTGTTGTTGAACATAAATCACCTTCGCGCGTCTGGGCATAATTATGGATGACATCGTTACGCTTCGGGTAAATGGGCGGGAGTGGGGCGGGTGGACTTCGGTGAGGATCGGCGCGGGCATAGAACGGCTGGCGCGTGATTTCAGTGTTGAGCTTACCCGGCAATGGCCCGGCGAAAACAGTGATGGTTCTCTTCAGCCGAAAGTAAAAAACGGCGACAAGGTTGAAGTTCTCATTGGCAGTGACCTGGTGATTACCGGCTGGGTTGAAGCCACACCTGTGAGATATGACGCAACGTCGATCAGTGTCGGCATTTCCGGGCGTAGTTTGACAGCCGATCTCATTGATTGTGCAGCTGACCCCACACAATTCAGCGGACAGTCACTCGTGCAGATAGCCGCCGCGCTGGCCAAACCATTCGGCATAGAAGTGGTGAACGCCGGGGCACCGTCAGGAGCTATTCCAGGCGTTCAGCCTGATCATGGCGAAACAGTGATCGAAGTTATCAATAAAATGCTCGGCCATCAGCAGGCTCTGGCTTATGACGATCCGCGCGGGCGTCTTGTCATTGGCAGCATCGGTTACACCCGGGCGACAACTGCGCTGGTGCTGGGACAAAACATCCTGACATGCGATACAGAAAAGAGTATCCGGGAGCGTTTTTCCTCATATCAGGTGTCCGGCCAGCGTGCCGGGAACGATGATGATTTCGGTGCGGCCACAACCACAGCACTGAGGGCGAAAACAATTGATGCGTCTATTACCCGTTACCGGCCAATGGCCGTTCAGCAAACTGGCCAGGCAACTGGCGCCAGTTGTATAGCGCGTGCCGAATTTGAAGCGCGCCAGCGCGCAGCACGTACGGATGAAACCACATACACGGTGTGGGGCTGGCGGCAGGGTGACGGAACGTTATGGCAACCAAATCAGAGAGTGATTGTTTTTGATCCTGTCTGCGGGTTCAACAATGCCGAGATGTTGATCTCGGAAGTTACGTTTTCAAAAGGCGTTAGCGGACTGGACAGTAACGGGACGATAACAGAGCTAAGGGTGGGGCCGCCTGATGCTTATCTCCCTGAACCTGAAGATCCTGATAAGCGCCGGAAGAAAAAAACCAGTGATGAGGCACCTTTCTGATGCGTGGATACCAGACTCTTCAGCGGCAGGTGCTTAACCTCATTTGCCGTGCTGTCGTAAAAAGTGTGGATGCCGTAAAAAAATGTCAGGTAGTGGATCTTGAACTCATCGCCGGCGAACAGAAAAGCAGTATCGAGCATCTTGAACCGTATGGATTTACATCCAAAGCCCAGGCTGGTTCTGAAGCTCTGGTGTTGTTTCCTGATGGCGATCGCTCTCATGGCGTGGTGGTGGCTGTTTCAGATCGCCGGTACCGCATAAAGGGGCTGAAGGACGGTGAAGTCGCACTCTACGATGACCAGGGACAGTCAGTCACGCTGACGCGCAGCGGCATTGTCGTCGACGGAAAAGGCAAACCCATTCTGTTCAAAAACGCTCCGAAAGCGCGGTTCGAGATGGATATCGAGGCGACCGGGCACATCAGGGATCTTTGCGATTCAGTCGGCACGACGATGTCATCAATGCGGATAACATATAACGGACACCGCCACAAAGAGAACGGCCAGGGCGGCAACACAGACACACCGAGTCAAAACATGGGGGCTTAGCATGGAACTCTGGCTTACGGTCAATGGCCGTCGTGTCAATGCGAATGCATCGCTGGACCGTCTTACCCGCGCTGTCGTTATCTCTCTCTTCACCTGGCGGAGAGCAGGTCCGGATGACGAGGCTGATGTGCCAATGGGGTGGTGGGGGGATACATGGCCGATCGCCCAGAATGACAGATATGGATCCCGCCTCTGGTTGTTGCAGAGGAAGAAACTAACGAATCAGACAGCACTTGCGGCCAGATCCTATATTCGTGAAGCGTTGCAATGGATGGTCGATGATGGACTGGTCTCGCGTATCGACCTGCTTATTCAGCGCACCGGCATCAACGAACTGGGAAACAGCGTAACGCTCTGGCGCCACAACGAACCCACCACTATTTCTTTTGATGATTTATGGAGTGCGATCACAAATGGCTGACAGTGAATTTCAGCGCCCTACGCTGGCTGAAAATATCAGCATGCTGCGCACGGATTTATTCGCACGTCTTGATGTCAGCGACACGCTGAGACGTATGGACGAGGATATCAGGGCAAAGGTTTATGCCGCGGCGCTTCATACTGTTTATGGCTATATCGATTATCTTGCCATGAACATGTTGCCGGATTTATGTGATGAAGAGTGGCTTTACCGGCATGCAGCCATGAAACGATGCCCGCGCAAACCGCCCACCGCGGCATCCGGCTTTATGCGCTGGGATGGGGTGGCGAACGGGATTAAAGTTGTCTCAGGCTCGATTATTCAACGGGATGACTTGGTTCAGTATACGGTAACCGCCGATGCAACCAGCGCTGGTGGCGTATTACGGGCACCGATGATTTGCAATACCGCAGGTGCGGTCGGCGAGACTGATGATGGCGTCGCTCTTTATCTGGTTACCCCTGTTAATGGTCTGCAATCTGCTGGGGTGGCCGATTCTGTTTCTGGCGGCTTTGATATTGAAGAACTTGAGACGTGGCGGGCTCGTGTACTCGAGCGCTATTACTGGGTTCCGATGGGCGGCGCCGATGGCGACTATGTTGTCTGGGCTAAAGAAGTTCCGGGCATTACGCGAGCCTGGACATACCGGCACTGGATGGGGACCGGAACGGTCGGCGTCATGGTCGCCAGTAGCGATCCCATTAACCCAATCCCGGACGCGGAAACAGTCTATGAAGCGAAAGCGCATATTGTACCTCTGGCACCCGTAGCGGGTTCTGACCTTTACGTGTTTGCGCCTGTCGCCCACAGCATTGATTTTAGGATCAGGTTGATACCGGATACTCCGGAGGTGAGGGCGGCAGTTACCTCAGAGTTGCGTTCGTTTTTGCTGCGGGATGGTTATCCGGATGGCGAGCTGGAACTGTCCCGAATCAACGAAGCAATTTCCATTGCTGCCGGTGAGCACAGTCATGTGCTTGTTTCGCCAGCTGCGAATGTGAAAATTGCCAGGAACGAGCTTGCAGTGCTGGGGAACCTCTCATGGACATAACCGATGACGACTATGTGAATTTGCTGTCTTCGCTACTTCCTCCAGGGCCTGCATGGTCTGCCGATGATCCGGCAATAGCTGGCGCAGCTCCGTCACTGCGCCGGGTTCACGAACGCGGCAATGCACTTATGCTCGAAATTGATCCCCGAACCACTACGGAGTTAATCAACCGTTGGGAGAAATGTTGCGGCCTGCCGGACGAATGCATCCCATCTGGTACACAGACGATTCGCCAGCGGCAGCAGCGGCTTGATGCAAAGGTAAACCTAACCGGTGGCATTAACGAAGAATTCTATCTGCAGCAACTGGCAGCTCTGGGTAAGCCTGACGCCACGATAACCAGGTATGACAAAGGCCCGTTTAACTGCACTTCAGCCTGCACGGCCGGGGTTTACTCAAACGAGTGGCGATATTACTGGCAGGTAAACATGCCCGCAGGGACTGATACCACATGGATGACATGTACTGATAACTGCGAATCAGCGATCCGCACCTGGGGCGACACGGTTGCCGAATGCGTCATATCAAAACTCTGCCCTTCCCACACCTACGTAATTTTCAAATATCCGTAACGGAGACATTATGCATCGCATTGATACAAGCACTGCACTGAAGGATAAATTCGGTGTGGGCAAGAATGGTTTTACCCGCGGAAATCCGCAAACCGGTACACCGGCCACTGATCTTGATGATGATTTTTTTGACATGCTCCAGGAAGAGCTGGTTGGTGTGGTTGAGGCGGCTGGCCTCGCGCTTGATAAAACAAAGCATGACCAGTTACGCATGGCGCTGCCCCTGTTTCTTGGCCTTAAAGATGCTGCGAAACGGGCCGTAGGGACAGGCGCAAACCAGATACCTGATATGTCAGCATTTGAATATGTGGGAAATACTACCGCCGGTTATCTGAAGTTGCCGAACGGCTTTAAACTGCAGTGGCTGGAAACCTCGGGAAAGGTAGCAGCAGGAACAACCGGCGCCGCATACTGGACATATCCATTTTCTGTCTGTTTGTTTGCTATAGCGGTCCCCGTTGCTGTTACGCCGAATACGGTAGCCGGAAACGTTGTTGCGGGGGCGTTTTCAAACGCAGCTGTAGAGCTGCATAACTGGGGTCAGATTTCTGCAGCTGCACGCATTATAGGAATTGGGCGATGAGCGAATTTTACTATTCAGCAATTACAAACGGTGCGTATCCGGAAAGCGATATTGAATTGTATAAAGCATCCGGCGCCTGGCCGGATGATGCAGTGTTAATGCCAGCTGAAGTATTCCGGGAATTTTTCATTGAGCTTCCACCGGATGGAATAATGCGCGCTGGCGGTCCACAGGGATTGCCGGTCTGGGTAGACATTCCGTCCCCCACTAAGGAGCAGTTGATTGCACAGGCTGAGCGTCAACGCTCATCCCTTAGAAGCGAGGCTGATAATGAAATAGCCTGGCGGCAGGATGCGGTTGATCTTGATATGGCTACTGAGAAGGAGGCGGCAGATCTGCTGGCATGGAAAAAATATCGTATCCAGATCAACAGGGTTAACACTGACACTGCTCCTGACATTAACTGGCCAGCTAAACCTCAGTAACAGTTATTGTTAGACCGCTTCGTAATGATCTCCTTCCTCTGCAAAAACTCTGTATACAAATACAGTAGAAGAAGGAGGTCATGTGCCGCGCCTGTCTGATATCCGTCCAGCGTTCTACGCTGCACTACGCATCGGCCCGAAAGGGAAACGCACCGTCGCTACGGTTGATTCTGTCCGTCACATGGCGTTAGTAAAGGTAATATAAAGAAAAAAAGCCCGCACGGGAGCGGGCAAATAGCCCTTAGAAATGTTATCAGTCCTACGTTCATGACGCAGGTAAAAACCATATCGGTAAAGCTGGCCTTTTCTTTAGTAAAATCCATTGCAAATCAAAATGTTCATTTAGTAGAGGTTAGGCTAAGAAGGCATTAATGATGAGTAATGGCTTTGTAATGACGTAGGTGGTGTGTGATTTTTTTCAATTAAAACAAATAAATAAACTTTTTTATGGTTTTTTTATAAAGTTTCAAATCGGCCTGACGATAACTTGTAGTGACACAGGCACGCCTGGCGTAATAAACCCAAAAGGAAAATTTTATGGCACAAGTTATCAACACTAACAGCCTGTCGCTGTTGACTCAAAATAACCTGAACAAATCTCAGTCTTCCCTGAGCTCTGCGATTGAACGTTTGTCTTCTGGTCTGCGTATCAACAGCGCAAAAGACGACGCCGCTGGCCAGGCGATTGCTAACCGCTTTACCTCTAACATCAAAGGCCTGACTCAGGCTTCCCGTAACGCCAACGACGGTATCTCCATTGCGCAGACTACTGAAGGCGCGCTGTCTGAAATCAACAACAACCTGCAGCGTGTTCGTGAGCTGTCAGTTCAGGCAACCAACGGTACTAACTCCCAGTCTGACCTGGACTCCATCCAGAATGAAATCACTCAACGTCTGAGCGAAATCGACCGCGTATCTGGTCAGACTCAGTTCAACGGCGTGAAAGTTCTGGCGTCCGACAGCTCCAT